CAAGTACCAGTCAATGCTCCAACACCCCGCGGTGCTAAAAAGATCAAAGTGCATCAGGCACAAATGGGCCTACGAGGTATTGGCAACTATACAACATACTTACTACCAAACGGTACAGCCTACATTTACTCTTTGCCAGCAACACAAGGTGAAAGTATTTCTGAAAGCATAGGTAATTTATTTGAAGAGCAATCATATGTATTGCACGTTGATAATGCTTATGATTTTGATTTAGATGAAGAACGTGGTATTGATCGTGTTCTAATGGATGTATTTAAAGACCTAGGAGAGAAAATCACTATTGACCCACATGAAGCAGATGCGAGCAAAGCAGTGATTACTACAGATATGAATATCAATGATGTTATTGACACTTTAGATAAGAATGGTATTGATGCACATTTAATCAGCGGCACACAACCTGAAGAAAGCATATCAGAAAGTGTGTTAGATGATTCTGATGACAGCGGCTTTATGGCCAAGAGTAACATATACAACATGATCAAAGATGCAGTTAAATTGCATGAAATGATTCAGGACCGCGACGAATTAGAAGGTTGGGTTGAAGAAAAAATTACATTGGCCACAGACTATATTAGAACTGTACGTGAATACTTAGAGTACAACAATGTACGTGGCATGGAACAACCAGAGCAACCTGAAGTAACAACATTATCAGTACCTGCTAAAACCAGTGTTGATTATGTCAAAGATGATCGCAATCCTTTAGTTGACAGCAAAGAACTAAATGATATATTGCGTTTATCGTCACTAAAGTAAAAATAAAAATGCGGTATTGGGAACTAGTTGAAGAAAAAGATAAACGGCTGGGGGTAGTGTTTACCTTTGGCCGTTTCAATCCTCCTACGGTAGGACATAAAGTAAATTTCCAATATGTTCGTGATTTAGCAGATAAACTAGGATACGACCATATCATTTACGTTAGTCCCCGACAAGACTTCACAGCAGATGAAAATGGCATACCTAAAGGCCCGTTAACGTTTGAAGAACGTGTAGATTATTTGCAATCGTTATATCCGCAGTTTGTGTTCAATACTAATCCTGCTTTATATGGTCCTTATAAGGTCTTAGAAGATTTAGTTGACAAGTATCAAAATATTAAATTTGCCGTTGGTGAAGATAGATTTGAAGATTTTGCCGCTATGCCAAAGTATGCCGCAGAAGCAGGCGTAAATTTGGAACTGTTGGACAGTGGTCCTAGAACTATAGGAATCAGCGGAACAGATGCTAGATTATATGCAGTTAAAAATAAAAAAGCGGCATTCTTCAAACTATTGGGTAATAAAGGACCATCTGCACAACAATTAATGGATTTGATTCGTAATCGAGCGAATTTGGTAAAAATTCCTAAGGTTCGAAACAAAAAATCGTAGACACACACAGAAAAGATAAGTAAAATAGCACTTGTAGTAAGGTAAGTGCTGAATAGCACATTATGGCATATATTTTAAGGAGAAAACATTATGGCCTCATTAGCAGAAATTCGCGCCAAGTTGGCGGCTCAAGAAAACCGCGGTAGCGGTCAATCAACCGGTAGTGGAGACAATGGCATTTTCCCACACTGGAACATTCCCGAAGGTACAACTACATTAGTAAGATTCTTGCCCGATGGCAATGAATCTAACACATTCTTCTGGGTAGAACGTGCAATGATCAAACTGCCTTTCCAAGGCATTAAAGGTCAAGACACTAAAATGGTACAAGTACAGGTTCCTTGTATGGAGATGTGGGGGGAAAGTTGCCCAGTTCTCACAGAAGTCCGTCCGTGGTTTAAAGATCCCAGTCTTGAAGACATGGGTCGTAAGTATTGGAAGAAAAAATCTTATGTGTTCCAAGGATTCGTAGTTGACAGCAGTCTCAAAGAAGATACAACTCCGGAAAATCCAATCCGTCGTTTTATTATCAGTCCACAGATCTTTAATATCATTAAAGGTGCATTGATGGATCCTGAAATGGAAGAACTACCTACAGACTTTGTTCGCGGTACAGATTTCCGTGTTACTAAAACTACCAAAGGTGGTTACAGTGATTACTCAACTAGCTCATGGGCTCGCCGGGAACGTGCATTAAGTGATTTTGAAACTGCGGCTATCCAACAACATGGTTTGTTTAATCTTGCAGATTACTTGCCTAAGAAGCCCGGTGAAGTTGAGCTCAAAGTTATTAAAGAAATGTTTGAAGCATCAGTGAACAATGAAGCATTTGATGTTAGTCGTTGGGGTCAATACTTTAGACCTGCTGGAGTATCAGTACAAGCCGCAACATCAGGATCTGATTCGGAATCTAATTCCAATAAAGTAATTTCTATGCCTGCTGTTACTAAACCTGCGGTTTCTCAAGCAGTCGTTGAAGATGATGATGAACCTGCATCAGTTACAACTGCTCCAACAAGCACTGGATCTAGCAAAGCAGAAGAAATCCTTAAGATGATTAAGGCACGCCAGCAACAGAAGTAATCTAATCATAGATGAAGTTGGTATGGGATAAAACAGGCGATGAAATAGAACTTGAAGTTCTAAATCAGGACCTGTTTTATTCTTGGCTAGAGTTTATAAATTCAAACAAAGTCAACAGTTTCCATTGTGATCGAAGAATAATTGAAGACCTTTACATAATATGCAAAGATCTCAAAGACACAGTTAAAACTGTTAATACTTTATTGGCAAAGACTAAGCGTTCATTGCCGGAGTCGGAATCAGTATATAGTCAGGCACATTTGAATTTGTTACACCGTCAGTGGGTTGAACTACAGATTGATGTACCAGGCATTAAAAGTTTTTTAGAACTATCAGAGAACGGTGCTGGTAAGAGTTTTGATATGATCAATGAATTAATCCATGCCATTGAACATAGATGTAAGATGCCGTTTTTTACCGATAATCAATTTGAATTTGATAATTTGTACATGTCTGACATAGAACAAATGTCTAATCAAATAGGACATATCTTTTTTAGTTATAAAAATCTTGGTAGAACAAGTTGGCACAAGTATTCGTTTGGTGATAACAACATCAACGATCGCGACACTAATAATTGGACAGTATTGAGTACAGACATTGTCATAAACCTTACACCAATTAGGTCCTATACGTTGCCTATTGATTATATCGATTTGTGTAGGAAAAACAACGTGCCAGCAGTGGGCTTAGAATTACCATTGGCAAAATTTACCGATTCGATTGATTGGATGAGACTTCGGACTATATTCCGTAAAAACATTTTAACTGCAACAAACAATTTTAGTTTTATTAGTTGACAACGCTTAATATAGGCACTATAATACACATGAGAGGCAATTATGACAAAACCATTTGATATCACAAAATTTAGAAAAACATTGACCAAGAGCATTGATGGTCTCAGCATTGGATTTAACGATCCCACAGATTGGATTTCGACAGGTAGTTATGCTCTTAACTATCTAATCAGCGGCGATTTTAATCGAGGTGTGCCCTTGGGCAAGGTCACTGTATTCGCTGGCGAATCTGGCTCAGGTAAGAGTCTTATAGTATCTGGAAACATTGCCAAAGCCGCACAGGAACAAGGCATCTTTGTTGTACTCATTGACACAGAAAACGCCCTAGATGAAAAGTGGTTACATGCATTAGGTGTGAGTACAGATGAAAACAAATTACTTCGTCTAAGTGTGGCCATGATCGATGACGTGGCTAAAATTATTTCAGACTTCATGAAAGATTATAAGTCCACATACGAAACAGCGGCCAAAGAGGATCGTCCAAAGGTATTGTTTATCATTGACAGTTTGGGTATGTTGCTGACACCCACAGATGTTAATCAATTTGAAGGCGGGGACCTCAAAGGTGACATGGGTCGTAAACCTAAAGCACTAACAGCTCTTGTACGTAATTGTGTAAACATGTTTGGTAATTGGAATATTGGTATGGTAGTTACTAACCACACTTATGCCAGTCAGGACATGTTTGACCCTGATGACAAAATTTCAGGTGGTCAAGGTTTTGTGTATGCATCAAGTATAGTAGTTGCTATGAAAAAACTTAAACTCAAAGAAGATGAGGATGGCAACAAAATTACAGATGTAGTTGGTATTCGTTCAGCATGTAAAATCATGAAAACACGCTATGCCAAACCTTTTGAAAGTGTGCAAATCAAAATTCCTTATGAGTCCGGTATGAGCCCTTACAGCGGACTATTAGACATGTTTGAAAAATACGGACTATTGGTTAAACAAGGTAATAAACTTGCATATACCACGTCTGATGGTGAAATTATCTCGGAGTTCCGTAAAGGCTGGACAGGTGATAAACTACAAATTATCATGAATGATATCACTGAAAAAGGTATCAATTTGCACAAACAAATTGAAGAATTACCGGCGGATGTAGAAATTGCCGAATCACAATAAATACCTGATTAAAATTTGGAGGATAATGGATGTCGTCAATTAATGAAGAGTACTTGTTTGAAATTTTTGATATTGTAAAAGATTATGTACCAACTAAAGAGCGCGAGGCATTGGCCGAACATCTTTATGATTATCTTAATGGTATCAATGCACCTACAAGTATTTTTGATGGTCTAGCAGAATGTGATGATCATTTTGATCGTATCTATTCTAAGAATCTTTCTGAAGATGAAGAAGATATCGAAGAAGAAGAAGAAGATGACTACGATTTTGATGAGGATCAATGAGCTGGTATTCAAAAATAGTTGAAGATATTGGGCAACTTGGTTCTTTCTTAAATTACTATGAACAGGAATACCAAGTTGCTCGCAGTGAACTGATAATTCGCGGAACTATTGAAAATTTAAGTAAACAACTTCCTCCTATAGTTGAGTTGCGATTTAGTCAACTACAGGAGATTGAAGCAGTACTAGAGTTTTTAAATATCACTCAGCGCAAATGTGTCAGTGGTTACTATAAAAAATATCTAGAAAACTATCAACGTCAACTAACATCTCGAGACATTGAGAAATACATAGACGGTGAAGAAGAAGTTGTTAATTATCAAGTCTTGATCAACGAAGTAGCACTACTACGTAATCGTTGGTTAGGCGTTATTAAAAGTTTAGAAACCAAGCAATTCCAATTAAATAACGTTATTAAACTTAGAGTTGCTGGACTAGATGACGCTTCAATATAAGATCCCCATTTACATAGGTTACGATGCTAGAGAGGCCGTGGCTTATCATGTCTGTTCTAATTCTATTATAAGATTGTCAACCAATCCAGTGTCTTTAAATCCTTTGGCATTAACAAACTTCAAGGATTATACAGAATCGCATACTGATGGTTCAAATCAATTTATTTACAGTAGATTTCTAACACCATTTTTGCAAGAGTATAACGGTTGGGCTATCTTTATGGATGGCGATATGCTATTACGAGATGATATCACTAAATTGTGGAATATGCGAGATAACAGCAAAGCCGTTATGGTAGTCAAACATAACTATAAAACCAAGATGCGAGAAAAATATCTTGGTGCAAAGAATGAAGATTATCCTTGTAAAAACTGGAGTAGTGTAGTGCTTTGGAACTGTGCTCATCCTAAAAATAAATGCCTAACACCTGAATTCATACAATCAGCATCTGGTTCTCAATTACATAGATTTACTTGGCTAGAAGATTCCGATATCGGCGAACTACCTATCGAATGGAATTGGTTGCCTGATGAGTTTGGTGCTAACCCCAATGCAAAATTATTGCATTATACACTTGGAACACCTAGTTTCCATGAGTTTGCCACAACTCCAATGGGTGACGAATGGCATCGAGAGCGCATTTTTACTGACTACTGTTTACAACGAGATTTTTAATTTAAAGAGTTATTCCCGCCTGGAGTAAAACATATTTCCAGGTTTCGGGTTGCATCATTTCAGATACAGTAAATTGTTGTTCTGCTAGGCTCCAAAACAATGCCATATGATTTTTGTATGCTGGGTGTTCAATTCCTGCTAAATCTGTGTTTTCTAATAAATGAGCCGCGCAAGCGTCACCGGAGAATACAGGAACACCTCGGCGAAGCGCATCAACAAACATTGCAGAATTATAAGTTACCATAGCCCAACAGTTGGTAAAATCATTATCAATAGTGTCTGCAGGAGTTTTAATAGTTTCTCCTGAATTGAACAACATTCCGTCTTGCCAATAAACTCCTACTACACTGGGCTTATACCTAACTTTGA